TAGCAAGGGCGTTTCTGTCTTTAATACCATAATCTTGAAGAAATGCCAAGGTGGCATTTTCACTTTCATTACACCCTTTACAAATTAACCTTTTATCTTTTGGTTTTTCGGGAGCAACCTCTTTGGTCGCTGTCGTTGTATCAAACTCCTTAATAACAGAAAATGGTGGAGGACCACTCAAAAGAGGAGGAAATAATACACCAGGCAGTGTTGCCGAACTGGTTGTAACCGATGCCAAGAGAGGCAAGGCTACTGTAAAGAAATTTTGCATTTAGTTTAATTGAACTCTACATCCCAATAGAAAGGGGGTACACCAACCCTCTCGGGAGGCACTTTCCTGGGCTCTAATGTCACATCAATGTCTCATGATGTTATCCCTGTGTTAGGGATTTTCCATAATAAGTTATTATTTATTTTTTGTCAAATATTATCAGACACTTCTTGAATTGGATGGTTCGGGAATCACTACACAAATTTCAGTAAGATACTCAATAACTCTATGAACTTAGTGTATCGACTTCCTGTTCACCTCATCCGCTATTTTCTTCCAAACAAATATAAGAAATTTCATCTTCGCCTTCAGGAAGATTAATCCACTCATCAAATTCTGCTAAAAGTGCTCTTGCATTTTTATGCCGATCTGCTTCATGAAGCAGATCAATTTTTTGAATTGCCCAATCACGAACTTGAACTACAGGTTCAATCTGTGTTTCCATAATAATCTTTTCGGAAGTACCTGTTGAGGATGTTGCTATTGTAGAACCTTGGGATTCCACTGTCAAGTGCTTCCGTGAGGACGTTGTTGAAGAAGAGTTGTCGCGTCTCTTCGAAGTTTGTTTTGCCTTTTGTTTTATGTAATGAAATAATAGTTCTTGTAAAATTTTCTTTACCAAATTTTTCAACATCATTTTTTAATTCTGGACATGATCCATAATATTTTTTCCAATCAGACTCTGATTTAACTTTTCTAGATTTTCCCTTCGGTGTGCGGTATGACCACAGATATTTCCTACCAATGTAGCTACGCCCAGTTGTATTACAGTGAATATGATAAACAAAACCAAACCAATCTTGAATATCAGAAGACTTAAATACTTCTCCATTGTATATCCAAGGGTTTTCATAGTCAATATCTGTACTCATCTAAAATATCAATAAGATCATTCAGATATTTATGTCCCAATTTCTTTTCTTGCCAGGGTGCCTTTTCATTTTCTAATTGATGCTTGATTTTTAAGATACGAACTTTCATCTCATCTTTAGTTAATTGATTTTTAGACATAAAAAAAGGAGTATTACCTCCCTTATGTATAAAATTTTGTTGTATTGTTACAGTTTAAAACCACTAAATGTGTCCTTTTTCACATCTTGTTTAATTCCACCAACAACATAACTTTCTACCTCCGTTTCCTGGGGAGCCACCTGGAGTCCTTTGGAAGAAATCCAGTGCTGAGTCCAAGGAAGTGGGTTATTGTTTGCCGAAATATCGTACTGGGGTTTTAACCCAATTGCCTTAAGTCTTCTATTTGCAATCCATTCAACATATTGCTGAAGAAGTTTATCGTTAAGTCCAATCATGCTGCCATCTTTGAACAGATAATCTGCCCATTTTTTTTCTTCGTTTACAGCACGATCAAACATTTTATATGTCCATTCTTCTTCCTCTTTCATGATCTGCTTCATCTCTGGATCATCACCATCACGCCACTTATTCAGAATATTTTGCGTGATTGCTAAATGTTGGTTTTCGTCTCTTGCGATAAGAGAGATGATCTTAGCGGATCCTTCCATAAGCTTAAGTTCGCCAAAGGCGAAACTACAAGCAAAACTAACGTAGAACCGAATACCTTCAAGAATGTTAACGTTTGCGATTGCTCTGTACAGTTTTCGTTTGACATCATTGAGTGATTCCTTTGCGTATGTAACTCCTTCAAGTTGATGCATCCATTGATCGGAAGTTCCATAGTATTGTGCCGATTGAATAAAGTCATCATAAGACTCTGTAACGGTCTTAGCACGTTCCAAAATACGTTGATCCGTAATAATAGTATCAAACACCTCAGAAGGATCTGAATAAATGTTCTTGATAATATAGGTATAGGAACGACTGTGGATCATTTCCATAAATCCCCATACTTCCATACATGCTTCCAATTCAGGAAGTGAACAATAAGGAATAAACGCCATACCAGGCCCACGTCCTTGAACAGAATCGAGCATAATCTGATACTTCAGGTTAGAAGTATAGATGTGCTTTTGTTCTGGACGTAGTGTTTGATAATCTCCGCGATCCTTTTGGAGAGATACCTCTTCAGGTCTCCAGAAGTAACCAAGTTGTTGAGTTGTTAATTTATCAAAAATTGGATATTTGTATGAATCATACCTTTGAATTCCCAGTGGTTTTCCAAAAAACATAGGAGACTTTTTAGTATCAACATATTCTGTATTAAAAACTGTCATTCCTTTAATATTTGTTTGAGGTTCTTCTGTTGAAGAAATTTTAAACTGCATACTTACTCCCTTCACATAGTTTATTTAATAGATTTCAAATCTTACAACTTTCACAATCCTCTTCTTCTGCACCAGAAAGTTCTTGAAGAAGTGATTGGAGATTAGGTTTCTCCTCAACTACTTCATCAGTTTTAATATCATAGGTGTTTTGATAATATGCTGTTTTCCAACCCATTTTGTAGCACATCAAAAAGTCATTAGCCATTACGCTAACAGGAACTTCATTATCTGGGTAATTTTCTGGATTATAGGACCAGTTTCCAGAAATTGCTTGATCAAAGAATTTCTGCATAACTGCAACAATATTAATATACCCAGTATTGCTAGGCATATCCCAAAGAAGCGTGTAATTGTTCTTAAGTGTATGATACTGTGGAACAATTTGCTTGAGAGGACCTTTTTTAGACTTTTTAATCGAAAGGAATCCTCTTGGCGGTTCGATGCCATTAGTTGCATTAGAGACGACGGAACTGCTCTCTGAGGGCATTTGTGCGGACAATGTGGAGTGTCGGAGTCCATACTCTAAAATGGACGCTCTGAGTGCTTCCCAGTCGTGCTGAAGAGAAATGGGAGAAATCTCATCAACATCTTTCTTATAAGTATCAATTGGAAGAATTCCATCAGCATACTTAGTACGTCCAAAATATTCACAATGTCCTTTTTCTTTGGCAAGTTGATTGGATGCTTTGAGGAGATAATACTGAAATGATTCTGCAAGTCCATGAACTGCATCCCAAGCTCCCTGAGAATCATACTTATGGCCAAGTTTGGCAAGATAGTGTGCAAGACCAATAAATCCTACTCCAAGAGAACGACGTGCCTTAGTGCCGATTTCAGCGGCAATCACAGGATATTTCTGATAGTCAATCAATTCATCCAGACCCCGAACAGAAAGATCACAAAGTTCTTCAAGTTCTTCATCAGATTTTACTTTACCAATATTAATCGCAGAAAGAATGCAGAGAGCAATTTCTCCATTTGGATCATCAATGTGTTGAAGAGGATATGTTGGTAAAGTAATTTCTTGACATAGATTGCTCATCTCAATTTTATCTTTGAAGGAGGAGTGAGAATTGCAATGGTCAATATTCATAATGTAGATACGGCCCGTCTCAGCACGTTCTTTGAGGAGACTAAGAATGAGTTCTTGCGCCTTAACAGTTTTCGACGGAATGGACGAATTGTTCTCATATTCAACGTATAAATCGTCAAACTTGTCTGTTCCGAAAGAATCATAAAGTCCAGGGACATCGTGTGGGGAGAAAAGCGTGATTTCACCATCTTGAATAAATCTTTCATAGAACAACTTGCTAATTTGAATAGAGTAGTCTAATTTGCGGACACGATTATCTTCCGTACCCTTGTTATTTTTAAGAACTAAAATATCTTGGATTTCTTGGTGCCAGATTGGAAAGTGGACAGTAGCTGATCCACCACGGATTCCATTTTGTGTGCAGCATCGTACAGTTGATTCAAACTTTTTAAGGAAAGGAACAACACCTGTGTGTTGCACTTCTCCACCTCTGATTTTAGCATTGATCCCACGGATTCTACCTGCATTAATGCCAATACCAGCCCTTTGTGCGACATACCTGCCAATAGCCATATCGCTACTAAAGATACTATCGAGGGAGTCATCAACATCAACGAGAACACAAGATGCAAATTGCCTGAGAGGTGTTCTAACTCCTGCCATGATGGGAGTTGGGATGTTGATTTTGTGCTTGCTGATTGCGTCATAATACCTCTTGACATATGACATTTTTACTTCTTTTGAATACTCTGCAAAAATAGTCAGAGCAATCATCATGTACATGAATTGCGGAGTTTCATACACTCCACCACCACTGCGATCCTGAACCAAATATTTATCAACAACCTGGCGAAGTCCAGCGTAAGTAAACAAATAATCTCTATCATGATCAATGAAAGAGTTTGCTTTATCAATTTCTTCCTTTGAGTATTTGGTAAAAATTTCATTATCATATACTTCCCCATTTACACATGCGTAGATATGTTGTTCAAGATTGGGAAGTTCTTTCATTCTTCCATACAGTTGTTTACGAACAGAGAACAAAAGCAAACGTGCTGCTACAAATTGATAATTAGGATGATCCAAATCAATTAAATCAGAAGCAGAACGAATTAGAATTTCCTGAATTTCTGCGGTTGTAATACCATTATAAAACTGAATACCAGAGGTCATCTCAACTTGACTTGCAGAGACGCCTGCAAGACCTTTACATGCTTCCTCAACCATCAAATGCATTTTATCTAGGTCAAGAGATTCAATTCGACCATCACGTTTCTTAACTTTAGTTCCGTTGCTCATATTTTCTTCCAAGTAGTAAATTTAAGTTTTGCTTCTAATCCAGAATAAGTATTTGATTGTATCACAGATTGAACATCAAGTCCAGAGAGAACCATATCATTAATGTCTTTATCTTTAATTGTTGAAGGCCAAATTACGATTCTATCTCCACGTTCAATGACTTTGGATATTCTCGATAATATTTCTGCATTTCGTGGTTCGTTATCGTATATCCAAACAGGATCGATAATATCCCACTTATCAATATCACCATCAGATCCACAAAGAGCAATTGAATTGCGAATAAAAGTTGAATCGAATGGACCTTCTGTAATATAGATAGTTTCAGTTTTTTTGACTTCATCAAGACCATAGATTTTTGGTGCATCATCAAAAAGCATAACAGTGATATATTTATTTGAAGAAGAACCAAGTGCCCTTCCCTGAAATCCCACTAGATCTTTTTTATAATATAATGGAATTATAATGCGAGATTCTTCGAAATCTGTGTTTGCAAATGTTGGTTTAAGTGAATTAACAAAAGTTTTAAACTTTTCTGCAAAATAAAATTTCTTTGGGTCGATTCTACGCGCTTCAAGATAGGATTTACCAATTTCCACTTCAGAACATAAAGGGAGAATAATTTTGGTTTTAAATACAGGTTTTGTAAAAATGAATTTAGGTTCATCAGATGCAAGAATTCTTCCAGTATTTCCTTCTTTGAATTTTTCGAAAGTATATTGCTTATACGTTGTCGAATCTATTTGTTTTAAAAAATTATTAAAAGATATATTAACACCGCAATTATGGCATTTGAAATTGGTATTATTTTTTACTTGATACAAATATCCTCTTGCTTTGGTTTTATTCTTTTGAGAGTCTCCACAAAGAGGACAACGAAAATTATACAGATTGTTTTTAATTTTTTTAAATTTATCAAGTCGAGAAGATATCAAATTGATGTATTTAACATCAACAAAATTCATAATTAAAGACCACGTTTTTCATATTCTAACATCTCATCTTGTTTTGTCAAGACACAAATACGTCATAATAGCAGTCCATTTTATGACGGAATTTGTTATTTTTTGCAGAGAATAGATAGACAGTTTCTTTTTAGTTTTCATGGCAACAAGTGCCAACACTCAATTATTTATTTTAACTGACCTTGATGTTGAATAGTTCTAGAATCTTGAATTCCAGAAGGTGTCCACCAACCTGATGCAAGTGTTGAGATTGCTGTTGCCAATACTACAAGAACAGCACCACATCCAATTGTCATCCATTTTATTTTTGATACTTCTTCTATCTTTTCTTCTATGTTATCTATTCTTTCACCCAATTTTCTGCTTATTTCATCATGCTGTTCTTTTGATGATCTTTTAATATCTTCAATCATATTAACAATTATATTATCTGTCCTATTACATTGCTCAATCTTCTCATTATGAATAGCAAGCATTTGACTGATATTTTGACTTGTCTCACCAATCTTTTGAATTGCAGTATCAATTCTTTGCATCATCTGCTCATAAATATTAATGCGTTCTTCAAGTAGTGCTATTTTTGTTTCGGTAGATGATGGTGGGAACATTTTTTTATTGTGAGTGTTTATTTTTCATCCAACGTTTGCGAGATCCTGTGCCTAGAGATGCATATTTCTTTCGTTTCTTTAATCCCATGACGGGATCAAATCCAGCAGTTGGTCCTTTTGGATCTGAATATCCAGAAAAACCTCCTTGAGATCCCGGTGCATTTGCAACCATTCCACCTTCTTCTTTCAAAGATCTATAATGGCGAAATGCTTCAATAATTCTATCAAGTTTCTTCTTTTCCATTGTAGATTTTATAGAGTTCCGAAAGGCAATTTATATCAACTTGAATATCGTGAATACTAGATTTTGGATATTCAGGAAATTTTCCTAAAAAAATAATAAATGATTTTAATGAAGACCACAGATCTTTTTCAATTTTAAAAAATAACATAGGAGTAGTTGCCTCACCAAATATATTATAAAGAACAATGAAATGATTAAGAAGAAGGTGAGTTTTCAATTCACCTGTATTTTTATATCGTTTCAATAGTCTTTTGATATATTTAAAATGATTCAAATCCTTATCAAAGTCTTCTTTAGTGACTGCCTGAGGATTTTCATAATTTTTAATAGCAAAAAGGAGAAAATTATCCTCATTTAGTTCATTAAAGATCATATCATACAGTGACTGTTAATGTAGTTGTACCAATACCAACTCCAGATGAATATGTACCTGCACCACCAACGTTATAAGATAAATTTGAAGTGAAGGTCTTAACTACTGCAGCGCCGCCAGAGAAGTCTGTGATTGTTCCGACAACTGGACGAGTCAGATCAATTTGAAGAACTGTTCCGATACCAGCATTACCTGAAGTGAATGCAAATGCTACACGGTTTGAAATTTGACCGTTGAAATTATTGTAAAGAACGTAGTTGTTGTTATTGGTATAAGCAGGAACTTTGCAGTTTGGAGCAACGGAAGCAGCAGTTGCAACTGTTCTGTTAACAACTGCGCCTAAAGTGTTAACTCCAACAACTTGCATTGTTGCGCCTGCGCCACAATATACATTTTCATTCCAAACTACATGTACGTAGCAGGTTTGAGCATTTCTTCTAATTCTATTAGTTCCACCAGCACCAATGCTAATTGGTGATGCTTGATTTGGATCCTCAAAAAATACTGCAACTGGTGTGGCAATACACAGTCCAGTTGAATTGCTGCTGATACCAGTAGCAGGACCTGTATTAAGTCCAGCAACAGCTACTAAAACTTCATCGTAATAATTTGTGGAAAGACCAGAATTTTCAGTTGTACCATACCATCTCTGAATCCACCCACGAACGTCAGCAAAAGTATTCCAAGGACTTGTATTACGATCAACACTGTTGTTGTACTTTGGAATTGCGTAATTATTTGCCGCAGTTTCAGTGGTTGTTGAAATGCCCCAGAGTGCCATTCTTTTTACCTTTATTAATTTTGTCGTAGAAATATTTATAAAAAAATAAGACCTTAGATTTTAGGTCTCATATGAGTAAAATAAAAAAGTTAATAAATTATGGAGTTAAATCTTTAGCACCCTTTGATTTTAGTTGTCCTTGGACTTGTAAAAGAATAAGTGAAAGAATACCGTTTGATTTTACCTTTGGATTTGCTCCAAGTGCTTCTGAAACTGCGAAAAGAACAGTTGCAATAAGTGTTTGATTAGCAAGTGCCCATGCGATTACTGCCGACATAATAACCTCGTGTGAAGAATCCTGGATTATTTAGATCAATCAAACCTTGAAGACATATTATCTTTTCCTTGCTGTTTTGCGGCACGGCG